TGAGCCAGAACCAATTCAATACTGCTATCCCTGATCAAAGTCGCCCCAAGCGTCTGTGGATTTTCTACGTCCAACAGTACTCTTACAGTTTCCATCTGAGGAAGAGTGCAGCCGGACTGACGTACCAAATTAAAGCACGTATCCAACGGAGTGCCGATTTGATCATAAATAAGCAAACGGCGTGAGTTTACAAATACATATCCTATGACCATTTTAGCCTGAATACTGATTTGATCAGTACCAACAATTACATTCAATAAATTGCTCAACATTCGTTGAACGATACCTTCAGCTTCTATGGCATCTGTCTTATCCATTTTGACCCCAATTTCCAAACCGATCCATGAACGTAGGGTCCTGTGGAATAGAAACCGAAGCGTCCGGTCCAGCCATTCCACGTGTGGCTTGACTACGAAGAGTATCGGCTGCAGTGTTCAACACCTGAGAAGTATTGGCAGATTGAGTCAACTGTTGAGGGTCCAGGCCAAACTCTGCAAACTCCATGTCGAACACACAATAGCCACCAAGTTTTTCCTCTTCGAGTAATCTGTATCTGGTGACCACCACATTCTCTTGAGGCAACGTTGGCAGCACGAGAATGCCTGGACCTGACTGTTCGAGAACATATAAGAGATTGTCCCTGGCTACCCTATAATCGATGTTGTACAAGGCGCCTGCGTTTCCCTCCATGGAGTATGGATAAGTGATGCAATATCCTCTGACGGTAAAGACCTTGGCCCTTCTGCCCATATCTTCCGAATATGGAATATCCTTCTTTGGAAATTCGTGAGTGATGATTCTACGACCGTTATTCCTTGCATTTATCTCACAAAAGAACGACGCATTTTTGTACGATGCAGTAAGCAACGCGTCTCTGAAAGGAAGATGAATGTCCCTGATTGTCGCCATCACTCACCCGTAAAACGTTCGGAGAACGATGGAGTCGGCGGTCCTATCAAAGCTGGTTGCATCTGGGTCTGCCTGTTGACTTCGGTATTTTTGAACAACCCTTCACCGCTGGCCTCGACTTTGGCACCTGGCGGAGCATTGATGGTGGCAGTCAGCTTGCCAGTGGCATTGACGTCTACGCTCCTGCTCTTGTCAATAGCTGATCGATCATCATCTGCGCGACGATAAGAAAAACCCTTATCGGTCGGAAAATCCTTGGCCGTATATCCCATTTGAGTGGCAGCTGACGATGTGATGTCGATCCCTCGACCTGTGCGAGCTGCCGGACCAATATCCGTCTGAGGAAGCATGAACTTTCTACCATCAGGCGTCGTCACTTCAAACATCTTGCCCAGTCCTTCGCGAGATGGCAACGCGATGCCAGGAATTTGATTCGATTGTCCTGATGCAGTCTTGCGACCAATTGGTTCCGAAGGATCACTCCAGCCGGGACCAGAGCCAAACCACGATCCTTTCACCGTCTTGCCAGCCGGCGTCTCGCCTGCGCCCTTGCCGGCGCCAGGTCCAGCGGTCTGGCCGTGGGGCGTTGCTGGAATGACGCCCTGATCAATCAACGCCTGACGCGCAGCCTCTGGACTCCTTATGCCAAAATGGCCGGTGTCTGGACTACGCCACTGATGACCGGATACAAAGCCCCACTTCTTGGCAAGCTCATCCTCAACAGCTGGATCAAGCGATTTTCCTGTTCCACCTCTCACATCACGCGCGACTTGATTAATGTCGATGGCGGTCCCGATCGGATGACCGCTTGGATTGCTAGGACGCGATCCCAATGTGCCACTCGCTGACCCAATCGTGCCGCCTGCATTCTCATATTCGCTTAGAAAACCTTTAAAATTCTCGGCATACCTTGCATCAACCTGGAACGATTTCCCAGATGGCGTAGTGACGGTGGCCATGCCTTCTCGCTGAATTGGCGTGCCAGATGGCGCGGTAACTCCTCCGCTGCCTCCTCCACTTTCCATCGCTCTCGGGCCACCAGCCGGTGCTTCCCCGGCTCCTGCTCCGGTGCCAGGTCCAACAGCGATCGCTCTTGGACCACCGGCTGGTGCTTCTCCGGCTCCTGATCCGGTGCCAGGTCCAACAGCGGGTGAAGTGCCTTGCCCTCCTCTGACTTTTTCCAAAGCCTGTTGACGCTGTTCTTCGCTGAAACCGCCGCTGCCAGCTTGAGCTGAAGTAGGAACAAACCTGTCCCAGAACGACGGAGCGTGAGGCAGCGGCTCGACACCCTCCATCGGTTTTTTGTTCAAATAGTAGTCGAGCTTTTCGAACAGCTTGACGATGTTCTCAACGTCGTGGGCAGTGCTCTTCAGAAATTCAGACAGCACTGGGCCGAACGCCTTGACCAAAGATTCACCAACCAACTCTGAAGATTTGGTTAGCTCATCTATCGACTTCTTGACTTTTACAGCGTTCGCTAGCGTCTCATCGATGCGCTTTCTCTCTTCTGCGCTCAGCTGATGCATGTTCTGCAGCAGTCTAGTAGATGGATCAAGCTGCAAAATCTTCAGGTACTCGTTGGCTGCCCTGTTGGCATCCGCCTGAGCGACTGTTTCTTCCTGGCCGCGTTTCTTGTTATCCTCGTAACGATTTTTCCTGACGTTCTCTGCCAACGCCTGAGCCGCTGTATACTTTTCCTCCAGAGTGCCTAACTTTTCCAGCTGGGCGATGCTGGCGATCATCTCTTCTTTATGTTCGCCGGCCATATTTAGCAGCTTTTGATACCGCTCACTTCCGTAGCGAGACAGATCAGACAATGCTTCCACAAACCCGGACACGCTGCTCTTGGCAGCGTCGCTGGCCACACCTGCTTTTTCCAGCTGATCGACCATGTTCTTCATGGAAGCTGGAGCCACGCCCATCAACTTGGCGCTGTTAGCCAGATCGGCCAACTTCAAAGCCGTACTGGTAATCACCGTGCCCAAACCGGCGGCAGCAACTCCAAGAGCGCCAAACTTACCAATAAAGCCAAGCAAAGCTCGTTCACCGCCTGTGGCCAACTCAGTGAGCTTTTTTATTCCCTCTCCGATCTCTGCCTGACTGCGTTTGAATTTCTCCATGGAAGCCGCGGCTTGGCCAGAAGTCAACTCGGTTACGCCACTCTTTAGCCTCGCAAGGCCAGCAGAAGCCTGATCGTCCAGTACGACTTTGAGCTTGAGTTCTTGTTCTTCTACGGCCATTTATTCTCCAGACTCGGCGACTCTGGCTCTTTCCAGCTGACCAGTTCTATGAAGATGAAGCTGAACCTCGCTGATTGGCATTTCCAAAAAGATGCGAGGATCAAGTTTATAATAGCTGGCCAATCGATAACAATCAAGGATCATTCCATCGTCTATGACAGTAGTCACCACCCCCGCAGATCGGGTAAAAAAAATTTGCGAAGTCTCAAAGCACAACTGTTCCAGTCCCGAGGGTCCATCGCTTCTAGCAGAGGCGGAAGGATTCCGCAGAGCGCGCCCATGATGTAAGTCATCTTGCGCTCTTCGATGATAATCTCCCCATCCCAAAGCATTCTGGTCGGATTTCCGATCCTGTTAATCTCGGTGGCTCTGGGCTCGCGAAAAGTCAAGGAATTGACAGTCTCACCTTGACCATTGCTGATTGAGCGATACAAGAGTTGAACAGTGATTGGCCAACTTTCTGCATTCTCGGAAATTTCTTTCCGAATTTGATCTACCTCACTGATCGGAGGTTCCAGTTTTGGAGCCTCAGATTTTATTTGTGATGGCAGTGGAGTTTGAGGCAGAGTAGAAAGCGGAGGCTCTAACGGAGGCGGTTCCGGCGGGATGAAGCCTTCTTTGAGCTTTTTCCCACCGTTTGGTTTTTCCAGTGTTGTCGTCATAACTTACCTCATGCGATTGATATTTCCTGGCAGGCCAGGCCTTCCCATCTGACCCTGACCTGACCGTCCCTGGTATTGTTCTCAAAGCCAGCTTTGCAGGTGCCACCTGTCAAAGTGTACTGCATCCCGTTAGCCAACTGAGCCACTACAGTTACATCAGTCTCAGTCTCAAGGTCCTCAAGCAAGAGACCAGGAATGGTGGACAAGTCTCCTTCGATGTACGGCACCCTTGGCAGTTCTTGATAACCATGAACGCCATCTTGACCGGCGATCATGGTTCGCTCAACAGAGCTTGGACTGACGGTAAAATTACCGCGGAGAGCCAACTGCGTGCCATCCACGGTCAAGAAAGCGATACCAGCAAAACGCTGTGCCATTGTCTAATCCTCCTGACCAATTTTTAGTGGTTACGTGGGAGCGCCAGATGACGCAGTAAATTGAGAAATCTGTTGATCTATGCCACGATCGTACTGGAGTCTGAATTGTGCAAGCACGGCAAAGATACGCAACTGATTGATCAAGTCAGGCGGATAAAGCACGTTGACGCGATTAGGATTATTAGGATCGCGTTCCACGATCAGATTGGCCTTGAACGCTTTTAAATTCTCGACCAATCCGTTCCACATATCTAGCTGATATTCATTGACCAGCTCCGCCTTGATGATCCCTGGAGTTACGATGGCCTGACCAGGCCCGAACTTGGTGCCATCATCAGCCAACTTGCTCCTAGGAAATTTAGAGGTGATGGCTTGCTTCTGATTGCGAAGCAGCTTGGCCAAGGTCGCCAAGGTGGTCACCAGCTCATAAGCGTCATCGGATTGCCCATAAAGATTGAGTCGATATGTAGTTTGCTCTCGAAGAATCATCGGCTGATTGTCGCTTCCATTCTGTTGAATGGCTATTCCTGTCGATGCGAGAGAATTCATTTCCACAAAATCAAAACGATCTGTCAGCAAGCATCCCTTGATCCTGTTTAGTGACAACGTCTGAAGTGGTCTTGCAGGATCATTGAACAAAGCGCGTTGGGCTTTGCCGGTATAGGCTGCAGCGCACTCGAACGTAGGAGAGGCTGTGCTTACTTCCCATCCCATGATCGACTCTACAGCACTGTTCATAGTTCCTCCAAAAGTGATCAAGGCAGCGTACGTACCTCGCTTGGCACTGAAGACGTGACCAAACTGTTGACGCTCCCAACCCCATCTGCCAGTGTCAGTGAAGCCAAACTCCTGATCCCAAATCACTAAACTGTTCGAATCCGTGTACGGCATCGCCACGTATTCAAAATCCTGCATCTCGATATTGCTGATGCAAGTAGTGAATACAGGAACCCCAGCGCCAGTGCCCAACACGCCACCAGCAGGCAATACGATAGTTATGCCTGCAGGAGTAAATTCAGAGCCGACGGTTCCGTAATAGTTCAGTATTACTGAAATCTCGTTCCCATTTACACCCTTGAACCTGGAAGTCAATGTGACGACGCCTGCTGCCGCCGTCGCAGTCACCGGAAGGCCTGGATTGCCGGGGGTAGCGTAATAATTGGTGATGGCACTGACGATCGCAGCCGCAATGGTAGTGGGAGTGTCAACGGTCGTGATGTTCACTCTCACCGGTTCCCCAGCGATATAAAGATTGATTGTTCCAGCTGCAGTTGGCGCCCCAGTGACGGTTATGGTTCCAGTCGCAGCGGTACCTGCTGCAGGTTCTGCCACCGGAAGTCCCCAAACCTCGTTGGCAAAGTTGTTGGCGAAATACGCCAGAAACATTCTGGCCAACTCAGAGCCAACGCCGAAAGCTGCATCAGCCTGAGCCTGACTTCCAATAGGAATTGGAACGTCAGCTGAAGCGGTGCCAGCAGCGATCTTGACTCCCACCAGCAGCGCCCGAAGATTGAGCTGAGAAAGACCCGCCTTGGATGGGTCAACTTCAACCCAGTAGAGTGGCACCTTGATATTAGATGGAATATTAGAG